AAAGATGGCAACTGGAAACCATCAAGGAGAAGCAAATGCTTGCACACTTGCCGAAAAGGAGTGTACACTCTCGCCAACGAGGAAGCAACTGAAAAGGATTCCTACGCATGTTAGATCACTTGGTGCATTTTGAACCTGAGGTCACCGCTCGGGGAAACTTTGAGAAACTGGACGACGCGACGCCCAGTGATGTTCTGTCGGCGCAAGTTGCCACAGAGCAGTGGTTGGCAGAGTTGGGTGTGGATGACGACGAAGTGGTTGCTAACCAACAACAGACACAGGCTGCGCGAAAAGCGTTCAACGCCGTGACTACCAACACGGACAGCGCCGATCAAAAGGCAAGCCTTGCAGAACTAAAAACCCCAGCGGCAGTAAGACATCTAACAGGTATGTTGGCTGCATACGACTGGCAGTTTATAGATATGGCGCAGGAAATCAGGGGCTACACGGTAGCCAAACTGGTCGAAGAGACAAAGTCCCAAAACGCCAACATCCGTCTAAAAGCCCTGATAGCGCTTGGCAAGGTTACGGAAGTGGGGCTCTTTACTGAGCAGATTGAGGTCAAGAAGATTGAGATGTCGGATGCTGAAGTTGAGCAGCGCATCAAAGATAAGTTGGCTAAGTTCATGGGAGTGATAGACGTGGTGGACGTTTCCGAGCGCCCAGATGATAGTCCACAAGAGAAGAATGATGGGTCAGATGGACTTTGAGCAGTTCACTTCTATCAGCAAGGTGGAGCTTGAGGCCATCCAGAAGGCTCTGCCGTTCATGAGTCTGAAAGACAAAATTGAGTTGCTTGACGATATAGAGGTGCGCGAACGTCGCGCTAGCCTTTCAGCAGCTAAGACAAACATGTTGGGCTTTGCTACATCTGTGTACCCCGGGTTTAAGATTGGCCCACACCACAGGAAGCTGGCAAAGATATTCACGGACGTGGTCGAGGGCAGGAAAAAGCGCGTGATTATCAACATTGCGCCGCGTATGGGTAAGTCTGAGTTCTCCTCTTACCTGTTCCCAGCGTACTTCCTTGGCAAGTATCCCAACAAGAAGATCATCATGGGCACGCACACTGCGGGTCTGTCGGAGGACTTCGGTCGGCGCGTACGTAACTTGATTGAGTCTGAGGAGTACCGTGATGTTTTTCCGCAAACCTTGGTGGCAGACGATCAGAAAGCTGCCGGTAAATGGTCTACAAGCGCTGGCGGTCAGTATTATGCTGCTGGTGTCGGGGGCGCTCTTGCTGGTCGTGGTGCTGATCTGTTCGTTATTGATGATCCTCATTCCGAGCAAGACGTTAAAATCAATAGTCGACTGGCTTTTGATACCGCATGGTCGTGGTTCCAGACCGGGCCGCTCCAACGTCTGATGCCGGGTGGTGCGATCATCATTGTGATGACGCGTTGGTCGTTGTTAGACCTGACTGGGCGTTTAATTGACTACCAGTCGAAGAATCCTGATTCAATTCCATGGGAGATTGTGGAGCTTCCGGCCATTTTGAACGAAGACGAGGACAACGAGAAGTCTCTTTGGCCCGAGCAGTGGCCACTTGATAGCTTAAAAGCTACAAAAGCCAGCATTGACCCGCGTTATTGGAACGCGCAGTACATGCAGCAGCCAACATCTGAGAACTCTGCCATCGTTTCACGCAAGATGTGGCGTATTTGGGAGCAGGATGACCCGCCAAGGTGTGAATACATCATCCAGTCTTGGGATACGGCGTTTGAAACCAAGAACAACTCCGACTATTCCGCGTGTACAACGTGGGGTATCTTCTACAACGAGGAAGAAAATGACTCCCCCCAGCTTATCCTTCTGGATGCGTTTAAAGATCGCATGGCTTTCCCTGAACTTAAGGTGGTGGCGCTTAAGCAATACAAGGAGTGGGAACCTGATGCGTTCATTGTGGAGAAAAAGGCAGCAGGGGCCCCGTTGATTCAGGAACTTCGGGCATTAGGAATCCCAGTGCAGGAGTTCTCTCCCAGTCGCGGTAACGACAAAATGGTGCGCGTCAATGCGGTTGCGGATTTATTCAGTTCAGGTAAAGTCTGGGCACCCGACACCCGCTGGGCACGGGAAGTGATTGAAGAGTTGGCCGCGTTCCCAGTTGGGGAGCACGACGACTACGTGGATACAACAACACAGGCGCTGCTACGCTTTAGGCAAGGTGGCTTTATTGCTTTAGACACGGACGAGAAAGATGACCTTGAGATCTTTCGCCGCCGGAAACATGAATACTACTAGGACTACACATGGCAACGAATATTGACAAAGCGCTGTACCAACAACCAATGGGCATTGACGCGCTGGGCGAACAAGAGTCACCACTGGAGATTGAGATTGTTGATCCCGAAGAAGTCACCATTGGCATGGACGGGGTAGAGATCACCATCACGCCCGGAGAAGATGACGGCGAAGAAGGTTTCAGTGATAACTTGGCCGAGTACATAAAAGACGGCACCTTGCAATCCTTGGCTGGTGACTTGGTGTCTGACATTGACAACGACAAGAATGGCCGCAAGGATTGGGAGAAGACATACGTTGACGGTCTGAAGTTGTTGGGCTTACAGATTGAAGAACGTACTGAACCGTGGAACGGCGCATGCGGTGTGTTCCACCCCATGATTACAGAAGCGGTTGTACGCTTTCAAGCTGAGACAATCACTGAGACGTTCCCAGCCCAAGGGCCTGTGCGCAGCAAACTCATTGGCAAAGAAACGCCAGAGATGAAAGAAGTTGCGTCTAACGTTGAAGACGACATGAACTATGAGTTGACGGAGGTCATGACGGAGTACCGCGCTGAACACGAGCGTATGCTTTGGTCACTGCCAGCCACAGGCTCAGCGTTTAAGAAGGTCTACTATGATCCCAATTTGGGACGTCAGGTGTCGATGTTTATTCCTGCGGAAGACATGTATCTGCCGTACGGCACAACGGATCTGGACACTTGTTACCGCATCACGCACGTCATGCGCAAGACCAAGAACGAGATCATTAAGCTTCAGCAAGCAGGCTTTTACATTGACGTTGAGTTGCCTGATGCGCCCAGAGACTTGACAGACATTCAGAAAGCCAAGGACAAAGAGACTGGCTTTAGTGATTTGAACGACGACCGCTACACGCTTTATGAGTGCCATGTAGATTTGAACCTTGAAGGTTACGAAGACAAAGACGACTCTGGTGAAGAGACCGGCATCATGTTGCCATACGTTGTCACGCTGATTAAAGGCTCTAACGACATCCTGTCAATCCGCCGCAACTGGAAGGAAGAAGATGACCTCCGACTCAAGCGCCAACACTTTGTGCACTACCAATATATTCCGGGTTTTGGAGCTTACGGCTTCGGGCTTTTCCATCTTATCGGAGGCTTTGCTAAATCCGCTACCTCCCTCATGCGACAACTCGTCGATGCAGGAACACTCAGCAATCTCCCCGGTGGACTCAAGACACGCGGACTGCGAATCAAAGGTGACGACACACCAATCGCACCCGGAGAGTTCCGTGACGTAGACGTTGGTTCGGGCACGATCCGCGACAACATCTTGCCGCTGCCATACAAAGAGCCAAGCCAGACGTTGTTTAACTTGATGCAGACCATTGTTGATGAAGGTCGCCGTTTTGCCGCAACTGCTGACATGAAGGTGTCTGACATGAGCGCTAACGCGCCTGTCGGTACAACGCTTGCGTTGTTGGAAAGACAACTCAAGGTAATGACTGCGGTGCAGGCTCGTGTGCACTTTGCATTGAAGCAAGAGTTCAAGCTCTTGAAGAACATCATCCGCGACTATACCGACGCGGACTACACATACACACCCGAGTACGGCACTCGCAAAGCTAAGAAAGCCGACTATGACTTGGTGGACGTTATCCCCGTGTCAGACCCTAACGCTGCGACCATGTCTCAGCGCGTTATCCAGTATCAAGCAGTGATTCAGATGGCGCAGATGGCTCCGGACATCTACAACTTGCCCGAACTCCACCGCGGTATGTTGGGCGTCTTGGGTATCAAGAACGCTGAGAAGCTTGTGCCTATTGAAGAAGACATGAAGCCGATTGATCCTGTGCAGGAGAACCAGAATGCACTCAAAGGCAAACCGCTTAAGGCGTTCTTACATCAAGATCATCAGGCGCATATCCAAGTGCACATGATGCTGATGCAAGACCCGATGATGCAGCAATTCATTGGTCAGAACCCACAGGCTCCCAAGATCATGGGCGCAATCACTGCGCACATTGCAGAGCACGTTGGTTATCAGATGCGCCAGCAGATTGAACAGCAGTTGGGCATGCCACTGCCTCCCGAAGACGATAAGTTGCCACCACAGATTGAGATTGCTTTGTCCGGCATGATGGCTCAAGCGGCTCAACAAGTATTGATGCAGAACCAAGCCAAGGCTGCACAAGCGCAGGCACAGCAACAGATGAAAGACCCAGTCTTGCAGTTGCAGATGCAGGAACTCCAACTCAAAGGCCAAGAGCTAGAGTTGAAGAAACAAAAGATCATGATGGACGCTGCTGCCAAGGCCGACTCACAGGCATTGAAAGAGCAAGAAGTCAGCGGCAAACTGGAGTTGGAAGCTCTTCGCACAGGTGCGCAAATCAAAGAGAGCGAATTCAAGCAACAGTTTGAACAAGAACGTGCCGGTCTCCAAATGGGTGCCGACATCGCAAAAAATAAAGCTGAAATGGCTTTACAGGCGCGTACTGCTGCGCTCTCAAATAGCAGCAAACAACGAGAGCCTAAATCATGATCCAAGACTTCGTACGCGTATTACGTGAAAAAATACGCACTGACATGAACAACTATGCCGATGACTTGGCGGGGGGTTCATGCCGTACTTTTGAAGAGTACCAAAAACTCTGCGGGATTATTCAGGGTCTAGCCCTCGCAGAGCGTTATCTACTTGACCTTGCGCAGAAAGTTGAAGAATCCAATGAGTGATCTTGATCTATCCCCCGGTGCTTTTGCACTGCCTGAACCCATCCAATCTTTGGATGCACCCGAGCCTGATGCTTCAGACGAAATGAAAGCCACGCAACTTCCCACCCCAACAGGTTGGAAGATTCTTTGCGCTGTGCCAGATGTCGACGAGAAGATTGCAGGATCAAATCTGTATAAACCAATTGAGTTTATGCGCCAAGAAGAAACAGCAACCACCGTGTTGTTTGTTTTGAAAGTGGGCCCTGATGCGTACAATGACACCGCCAAGTTTCCCAACGGAGCATGGTGTAAAGAGGGCGACTTCGTGTTAGTACGTACTTACTCCGGCACAAGATTTAAGATCTTTGGCAAGGAGTTTCGTCTCATCAACGATGACCAAGTTGATGCTGTTGTGCAAGACCCTCGCGGCCTGACCCGCGCTTGAAAGGAAGAATATGGCTGAACCGTACAAGTTCCCCGACGAAATTGAAGACAAGAAGACCAATGAGGTTGAGTTTGAGATTGAAGGGGTAGATGAAGTAGAGATTGAAATTGAAGACGATACCCCTGAACGTGACAGAGGCCGCAAGCCCCTAGACCGTGAAGTGCTGGATCCAACCGATGAAGAAATCGAGTCCTATTCTGACAAAGTCAAGGGGCGAATTAAAGAGTTGACCCACGCCCGTCACGACGAGCGCCGTGTCAAAGAAGCCACGATGCGTGAGAAGCAAGAGCTTGAGCGTCTTGCACAGCAGTTGATTGAGGAGAACAAACGCCTCAAACAAAATGTATACACAGGACAAGAAGCTATCATTGAGGGCGCTAAGTCAAAAGCCGATTCTGAGTTGGTTATGGCAAGGCGTAAACTCAAGGAAGCCCAAGAGTCCTTCGACACGGATGCCATCATCGAAGCCCAAGAAGCTGTGATGGACGCAAAGATTCGTGCAGAACAAGTAAAAAATTATCGTCCAACCCCTTTACAGGAAGATAATTTTGAGGTACAAACACAACAAGCCCAACCTTCAAGGGCTGAACCGGACGAAAAAACTCTGCGCTGGCAGGCTAAAAACCAGTGGTTCGGACAGCAAGGGTTTGAAGAATACACCAGCTACGCACTAGGGCTGCATCAAAAGCTAGTCACAAACGGAGTGGATCCCCGCTCTGCTGAATATTTCGATCAAATTGATGGTCGCATGAGGTCAACGTTTCCTGATTTATTCGGGCAGACAAACGACAAGCCAAGGTCTGGTGAGGTTCAAAAACGACCTACGACAGTGGTTGCCTCTGTATCTCGTTCTACGAGTGCAGGAAAAATTAAGCTGACTCAAACGCAAGTAGCGTTAGCGAAAAAATTTGGTTTAACCCCGCAGCAATATGCTGCACAAGTAGCGAAACTGGAGAACTGAAATGGCTGAAACAATTGACCGCTCAAATCGTGACACTAAGTCACGCGATAAATCTGCTCGTTCGGTATACGTACCGCCGAGCAACTTGCCCGATCCGACACCTGATCCAGATTACACGTTTCGCTGGGTAGCGACTCATGTGCTAGGTCAGCCATTAGCCAACAACGTGTCCTTACAGATGCGCGATGGTTATGAGCCGGTAAAAGCAGTGGATCATCCGGAATTGGCCTTGTTTGGTAACAACGCAAACGGTAATGTGGAAATTGGTGGGCTGATGCTTTGCAAGGCTCCCAAGGAACGCATTGAAGCTCGTGCTGAGTACTACAACAAACAAGCTCAAAACCAGATGGATTCAGTTGATAATCATTTCATGCGAAATAATGACCCTCGGATGCCCTTGTTTGCTGACCGCAAGTCGTCAACAAGTCGCGGAACAGGATTTGGTTCTGGTTCTAAATAATTTATAGGAGTCTTTATGGCTTATCCTACAGTCTCGGCCCCTTACGGTCTAAAGCCTGTAAACCTAATAGGTGGACAGGTATTTGCGGGTTCAACCCGTTTGATGCAAATTGCTAGTGGCTACGCTACTAACATTTTCTACGGTGATTTGGTAAAACGTATCTCTGACGGAACTATTGAAAAAGACACGGGCACAGCAACTGCCACGCCTTGCGGTATTTTCTTAGGTGTTCAGTTTACCAATGGTTCAACTGGTCAAGTCCAGCAACAACAGTTTTATCCAGCAAGTCAGTCTATCAAGTCTGGCACGCAGATTTTTGCTGTGGTCGCTGATGATCCTGACACATTGTTCCAAGTAGCTGTTGTGTCTGGCACGACTGTTATTACCGGTGTTGGCATTTCCGCCATCGGAAATAATGCCGAGTTAGTTCAGAACGCGGGTTCTACCATTACTGGTAACTCTGCCGTAGCTATTCTGGCTACTACCGCCACAACCAATACTTTGCCTATTCGTATCATTGATGTAGTTCGGGACACCGCCACTGCTGCTGATAACTTCCCTGAAGTTATTGTCAAAATCAATGCGACTATGCATCAGTACAACAACGCAACTGGCGTATAAGGAGCATAAACCATGGCTATTTCACGCGCACAACTACTTAAAGAACTGCTCCCCGGCCTGAACGCTTTGTTCGGCTTGCAGTACGCTACTTACGGCGAAGAGCACAAAGAAATCTACGAAACAGAGAAATCTGAGCGTAGCTTTGAAGAAGAGACAAAACTGTCTGGCTTCTCTGCGGCTCCAGTCAAGAACGAGGGTTCAGCCATTGCTTATGACAATGCGCAAGAAGCGTTCACGGCTCGCTACAACCACGAAACCATTGCCTTGGGTTTCTCAATCACTGAAGAAGCGGTTGAAGATAACTTGTACGACAGCTTGTCTGCTCGCTACACCAAGGGTCTGGCTCGTGCTATGGCTTACACCAAGCAGGTTAAAGCTGCATCCGTCTTAAACAACGGCTTCACAGGTGGTGTTTATGCTGGTGGTGATGGTGTTGCTCTGTTCTCTACAGCGCACCCATTAGTCTCTGGTGGTACCAACAGTAACCGTCCTTCAACCAACTCTGACTTGAATGAAACATCGTTGGAAAACGCTGTGATTCAAATCGCTGCTTGGACTGATGAGCGTGGTCTGTTGATCGCTGCTAAACCTAGAAAACTCGTTGTGCCTCCAGCACTTCAGTTCGTTGCTACTCGTTTGCTCGAGACTAACCTTCGTGTTGGCACTGCCGACAACGACATCAACGCGTTGAAGAACAACGGTTCTATCCCTGAAGGTTACACAATTAACCACTACCTGACCGACACCAATGCTTGGTTCTTGTGCACAGACGTTCCTAACGGCCTGAAGCACTTTGAGCGTATGGCCTTGACTACTGGCATGGACGGTGACTTTGATACAGGTAACGTTCGTTACAAAGCCCGTGAGCGTTACAGCTTCGGCTTCTCTGATCCACTGGGCGTCTTTGGCTCCCCCGGTTCGACCTAATATTTCTTTGGAAATATTTAAAAGGGGCCTTGTGCCCCTTTTTCTTTTGGTGTATATTGCTTTTAATCCGGGCTTTCCGGTGCATCAAACTGTCCCGGCAGACAACATACTGATTGATGCACTTAACTTGTATGTAAGGATCCATCATGGCACGTACTTCTTTTTCGGGCCCAGTCCGGGCTGGCTATCAAGGCGGCACCGCAGCCGCACAACAGCCACTTACGCCCACAACCATCAATACTGGTGAAGTTATTGAAGTTGACCAAGGCACCGGCGCTTATGGTTTTTATGCCCGTGTTGAACCCACTGTAGGGTTTGGTTCTAGCAGCTATCTAACACCCGGTGAGTCTTACGGAATGTTTGGCCGTACTCAGTCCGGCGCTCCTTTTGCAACAGTCCCCTCAACCAACTTTAACCACATGGCTGGCGTTGTTGGCAACTTTGCGGTAATCGGCACTTACTCTAACAACGGCTTGATGGCTGGTGTGATGGGTATTATCAATACCAACACTTTGTCTGGCGATGCTGCTGTAATGGCTTTCATGGCAGGTGATTCTGGCGTGACAACTGCCCGCGCAGCTTTTGGCGTTGCTATGGCTCAAACCACAGCCGGTTCCGGTTTTGAGTATGGTATCGACTTGAAGATGCAAGACCCTGTTCTTGATGGTGGTGGCCCTTCTAGCGTCATTCCTTATACCAAAGCCAACATCCGCATGGAAGATGATGTTGTGGTAATGGTTAACACAGGCGTTCCTGTTGACGGTACAACGGGTGACAACTTTGCTGGCCCCGGCTCCATGTACATTGACAGCACCAATGCAAACCTTTACATCCAGACGGGCGTAATTACTAGCCCAGTTTGGAAGTTAGTCACTCGCGCTTCCTGATGTTGACTCATAAAGACCCAGAGGTTCAAGCCATGCTTGGGCTTCTGGAAAGCCAAAGGGATCACGCTATGGGACTTGTAGCGGCAATGGCAAAAGAAAATGCGGAGTTAAAAGCCCGCATGTTAAACGCACCAGAACCGGAGCAAAAAAATGACGATGCAATATGACGTAAAGTCGTATCACAACACAGTATCAGGCGTGGCTGTTCCTTATCGCACGCGTTTAAAGGGGATGGTAATCTCCCCTTCGACTACTTCTACGTTGAACGTCGCATTTGCCAACAATGTTCCAGAGTCAGCTACGTATAACATTCCCGGAACTACTGTTTGTACAGTAACGTACGCTAATCACGGGTTGGCTGTGGGTGACAGGGTGGTGCTTAATTTCACTACAGGTTCAGCAGTTCCAGACGTTTATACCGTTGTAACTGCGGCAACTAACACGTTTACTGTGACTACAGCCGTGTTAACCACCAGCGGTAATGTGACAATGTACCAAGACGTATTAGCTGAAATTGATTGCGCTACGGGAACAGCGTTTTATACCCTTATCCCCGGCGAAGGCGTATTAGCCTCTGTAGGAATTTATACGTTCCTCCCGTCTGCCACGGTAACAACGACCATATTTTACGGATAGGACGGCATCATGGCAATGCAATATGACGTTAAGTCCTCCCACGTAACAACGTCTAAAACAGTGACGGATTATGCCGTTCGGCTTAAATCTATTACGGTGTCCCCAGCTTCAGCGTCTGTACGTAATATGGCAGTGGCTGATCCCACAATTTTTAAGACAGGCACATACGCTAGGCTTGCGGCAAGCACCACAGTTACCGTCACTATTACGGCTCACGGCTTGACTACAGGCGATAGAGTCTTTATGGACTTTACTACTGGTACGGCAGTGGATGGGGTCTATGCGGTGACTGTAACAAACGCAAACGTCTTTACGGTAACAACTGCAGCGAGCACTGCAACTAGCGGAGCCATAACGTTTTATAGTAGTATCTTGTTAGAGCTTGACACGTTCAACATTGTTGGTTTGCCGGTGTTAATTCCCGGTGAAGGCATCTATTGCAAAAACGGTATGTTTGTAGGTGTTGGCAGTTCTGTAACAGCAACGGTGTTTTATGGCTAAATCTCCAGCATGGCAGAGGAAAGAGGGCAAATCCGAGAAGGGCGGCTTGAACGCCAAGGGACGGGCCTCGTACAACGCGGCCAACCCCGGGAAACCCGGATTGAAGCGTCCTCAACCCGAGGGCGGCTCACGGCGCGACTCCTTCTGCGCCCGTATGAAGGGGATGAAAGCGAAGCTGACCAGCGCAAAGACAGCCAACGACCCGGATTCACGGATCAATAAGTCTTTGAGAGCATGGAACTGTAAGGACGGGGGCTATGTAACTGAGGCTGATGGCTGCGCTATAAAAGGCAAGACAAAGGGGCGGTATATATGACTCAGCACGACACAGCTAAAGCAGTTGCAGATGGCGCAGCAGTCTTAACAACTGTTGGTGTTATGGCTACGTGGCTTCCGCCTTTGGCTTCTCTGTTCACGATCATTTATCTTGGGCTTCGCATCTGGGAGTCCGACACGGTTCGTGAAATGACTAAACGCAAGAAGGCAGATGATGCCATCGACGAGTAAGAAACAACACAATTTCATGGCTGCGGTGGCTAACAACCCATCGTTTGCTAAGAAAGCAGGAGTCCCACAGTCTGTGGGCAAGGATTTTACAACTGCGGACAAGGGCCGCAAATTTTCTAAAGGTGGTGATACTATGGCTTCCAAAATGAACCCCGGCTTCATGGCTATGATGGCTAAGAAAAAAGGTGCTCCTGCTAAGAAAATGGCTGGTGGCGGTATGCCCATGAAAGACGGTAAACCCGCTTTTATCGGTGACGGCAAAGGTGCAATGAAACACGGCGGCATGACTAAAGCCAAGAAGATGAATATGGGCGGTATGGCCAATGGTGGTTCTGCTTCTAAACGCGCTGACGGTATTGCTATTAAAGGCAATACCAAAGGCACAGAGATTGGCATGAAACGCGGCGGCAAAGCCTGCTAAGGAGTTTGTCATGAAACGTAGCGTTAACGATTACGATCAAAGCCGTGGTAGCGGTGGTGTTGGAACAAGTTTGCTTAAAGAGGCAGCAGGGGCAACAGGCATTGCTGCGGGCTTGTACGGAGTCGGTAAAGCAGATCGTGAAATGACCAAACGTGGTGATGAGCGCCGTGAAAAAGAGCAGCGGGAAGCTGCTGCTGAAATGAAGCGGGAGTCTCGCGGCGTTAAGAAGCCTGCTAATTTTGATGCACTTGAAGAATCCAAACAAGACGCTAAAGATGCTGCTGCTCGTAAAAAAATCAGCGACATGGGCTACGCTAAAGGCGGTATGACTGCTTCTAAACGTGCAGACGGTATTGCTGTTAAAGGCAAGACCCGCGGAAAGATGTGCTGATATGGCAACCGTAAAACCTACAGGTAACGTAGTTAAGTCTTTAAAGAAGGCTGGGTTTTACGGTGCAAGTGAACCCAAACGATTGGCTATTATTAACAAAGTTACAACCAAACCCCAGCGGATAAAGATGGTTGACAAGATGTTTTTAGCCAAGAAAGTTAAAGGCGGTACAAAATGATGGCCAGTCGCGGTATGGGGGACATCTCCCCCTCTAAGATGCCCAAGGGTAAGAAGAAAGCCCGGCGGGACGACACTGACTTTACCCAGTATAAAGAGGGTGGGAAAGTCAAATCCAAGGTAAACGAGGCGGGTAACTACACCAAGCCTGAGTTACGTAAACGGATTTTCAACAGCGTAAAAGCTGCTGCAGTACAGGGTACAGGTGCAGGCCAGTGGTCAGCTCGTAAGGCTCAGCTAATGGCCAAGCGCTACAAAGCCGCAGGTGGTGGCTATAAATGACATGGTCAAAAAAGTACAAAGCGTCGATTGATTGCGACAACCCCAAGGGGTTTTCACAGAAGGCGCATTGTGCTGGGAAGAAGAAAATGGCAGGTGGTGGATTAGCTAAATCGCAACAGTCTCTCAAAGACTGGGGCGACCAGAAATGGAGAACCAAAAGTGGTAAAAAATCTTCTGACACGGGTGAGCGATACCTTCCTAGTGCTGCGATTAAAAGTCTCAGCCCTGCTGAGTACGCTGCGACAACGCGTGCGAAACGTGCTGGCAAAAAAGCCGGGAAACAATTTGTAGCTCAACCCAAAACGATTGCAAAGAAAACGGCGGGATTTAGATGACCACTTCAGGAACCACAGCGTTTAACCTTGACCTCACTGAGTTGGTTGAGGAAGCGTTTGAACGCGCCGGTTCAGAGTTGCGTACGGGCTACGACTTGCGTACAGCCCGTCGTTCATTGAATTTAATGTTTGCTGATTGGGCAAACCGTGGTGTCAACATGTGGACGTTTGAGCAGGGGACAATTAACCTGACTCCGGGTCTAAACAACTACGCACTGCCCGTAGACACAGTGGATCTACTTGAGCATGTGATTCGCACGGGTGCGGGGAGCGCATCCACGCAGGCTGATCTGACCATCACGCGTATCAGTGTTTCTACCTACGCCACGATCCCCAACAAACTGCAACAAGCCCGTCCAATTCAGGTGTGGTATCAGCGTTTAGATGGCCAGACTTCTTCCATTGGTACTACGCTTAACGGTGGAATTACAGCCACAGATACAACCATTACGTTAACTTCCGCTGCCGGACTGCCAGCTACAGGGTTCTTGTTGATTGAAAACGAGACAGTGCAGTACGGCTACATCTCTGGCAACGTGCTTAACAACTGCTTCCGTGGGCAGAACGGCACAACAGCCGCAGCGCATTTAACTGGTGTGTCTGTGTTTACACAGAATCTGCCCTCTGTGACCCTCTGGCCAACCCCAGACAACAGTACCACGTATCAGTTTGTGTACTGGCGCATGCGCCGTATTGATGATGCTGGCGGGGGCGTACGCACGATGGATGTGCCTTTCCGTTTCCTGCCCTGTATGGTGGCAGGCTTAGCTTATTACTTGGCTCTCAAGATTGAAGGTGGCGCTGAGCGCCTACCGGTCTTAAAGCAACAGTACGATGAAGCTTGGCAGTTGGCCGCTGATGAAGATCGTGAGAAGGCTTCGGTTCGTTTTGTTCCGAGGCAACAGTTTATTGGCAGTGGTACGTAAATGGGCAATCGGTTTGCATCTGGTAAAAACAGTATCGCCATGTGCGATAGGTGCGGCCAACAGTTCAAATTAACGGCACTACGTAAAGAGATACAAAAGACAAAGATTTATAATCTGCTTGTGTGCCCGCAGTGTTTTGATCCCGATCAGCCGCAGTTGTTGTTGGGTATGTACCCAGTGGATGATCCACAGGCTGTGCGTAACCCGCGCAAGGACACAACCTACGTCACGGCAGGCGTAAACGCTACTGGCAGTCTGACTGGCGGTTCGCGGGATCTTCAGTGGGGGTGGAACCCTGTTGGTGGGGCGAGTAATTTTGATGTTGCACTAACGCCAAATTACTTGGTGGCAACGACATTTGTTGGTACAGTTACGGTTACAACGACATAAGGAGTCAAACATGGACGCAAAGAAAGCACTTAAATCACACATGGCCAAAGGCATGAAGTCTGCACATCCCGATGCTGCAGTTAAAAACATGCGAGCCGGTGGCAAAACGCCCACAAAGCTTGCCAAGGGCGGTA